TGAAATAAAGATAAGTTTATCCTTAGCACTCATATCCTTACTCATTATACCATACCTCGCTCTTGAAGTGCATCATTGACTTTTTTTGTAATAGATGCGTGTCTTCTCATGTCACCACCCATAAACATCTTACTCTTAGTCATTTGTAAGCATAGTCGGAGTTGTAGTAACTCTATATCATCTAATTCAATCATTTTACCTCCACACTCCATAATGATTTATCAATGGCAGTATCACAATTAACACAGTTTAATGCACTCCAACTGAAATGATAAACCTTGTGAATTGTTTCACATTTAGGGCACATAATATGTTTACCCCACTTACCTGCTCTCACTCTTGGAGTGATAGGTTTAAATGAAACTGTTGTAGTAATCATGGGAAAAATGGAGTTTTGGGTGAATGTACTACATAAATGTTATTTGTTTCTATTTCATATCCATCCTTACCTTCTAAATCTATATCTGATGTATCAGCAACTTCATGTAACACATCAATAAACTCACTCATCATAGCAGAATAGTCCCACAATCCATGTATCTTTTCAGCAAGTAAATCCCTATCACTCTTAGATAATGCTGGATAGAGATTATCTACTGCATCATTCACATCAAGTTCAATTTTGTAAGTCATTGGATTTCCTCCTGTTGTTTTTGTGCTTGACATTCACAGGCATCTAGGATGCCCTCAAATTTTTCAAAGATAACATCAATCTCTTCTACTAACTCCTCATCATCATTACCTTGAACATAACCCTCTAATACATAGAGGATTGTTGACATCTCATCTTTGGATAGGTTTACTAGCATGGTGGTTACTTAAGGTAAAGGTAACCACCTGCCCAACCGCAGTTGTCAGGATTGTGAACAAATTCACGTTGATTAATGATTCTCATGTCATATCTAACGTGCTTTGCTGGAGACTTCCATGATGCTGCTTTGTAAATCTCTCCTGTTTTCTTGTTTACAAATGCGTGGACACTTCCATCTCTATACTCATTTCTATCTCTGAATGTATCAAACTCTTGTGCAATGATTCTATAATACTTCCTACCATTCTCTATTCTAAACTTCATTCCCTTCCAAGTACCATTATCCATCTCATCTATCTGCTTTTGTGCATAGGCAGATAAATCTGCTCTCTTACCTTCAGCATTGAAGTATGCACTATTTCTTTCAATCATTCTTCTATGGTATCTCTTGTAGTTCTCTGCAAGTGATTCACATAGTGTCTCTGTCCACTCCAATACTCTTTCTTCCAATGTTTTCTGTGGAGAAACTCCTAAAGGTGTCATACCATCCAATGCTGGAACCTGTGGAGTTGGTCTGTAAGTAGCAGTCATAAGTCCCTTGATTGTTTACTCTTATATTATAGCAGTAAAAAACCCTCTGTGAAGAGGGCTTGTACCACTTATTCAACTGTCTTATAGATCGGTTCCTCCTGTCTCTACTACCTCTACAATGTCCTCAAGGACTGATAGGATTTCATTCCCATTGTCTGTAGTGTCAAGAAGGAACTCTGCGAAATTAGGTGACATGATAATAATAGTGTCGGGTTTATAAAATGGTGGTTTCCTATCGCCTCCTAGTCTGAAACCACCAAAGGGACTAGCAGCAGTTGAAAGAAACGTGGGGCATCAACGCTGGTTTCACCAGTCATGCCCAAATTTACCTACTGGGAATCGCTTACACCTGAACCCCTACTGCAACTCCTAACCAAAAATGGATGTATGTTGCTATAAGGTCTTACACTCATTGTTATCCCATCCCCATATGCAAGAACAAATCCTGCTTTTTCGGGTTTAAGTATGGACTCTCACCATACCCAATGGATGCCTTAAAGTTCGGGCAGTAGAACCAACTCAGTTGTCTCTCAACTTCTATAGTATAGCAGTTTTACGTCATGCTTCAAGGACGAATGTGCCAGTTAGTTGACTGGCACTTCAGATGGGATTTCTCTTCCATCTATGTTAGTGTCTATAATATTCCAATCATCATCATAAGTATGATTGATTGCATAGCACTCCCATGTATGATCTAAAGTGAACACATATAGAAACTCTTCACATGCGGTAGCATTAGCAGCATACTCGTCAAAGTTCAAGTCTAAACGTGGTTCAGTATTGTCTCCACGCTCATTATAGTATAATGGACGTGTCTCTCCTAATTCCTTTCTATCCCAATCATCATTTGAATCACATGAACTCATATCTCCACCATCAATCAACTCTGCAACCTTCTCTCTTGTGTTAAACTTTGCCTTAAGAGTAACACCTAACCACTGTGGATAACCATCCCAATGATGATACACAGATAGAATAGCATCATCCGCAAGTTGAATACCAATCCTTGAACGTGTTGCCATTTAAAAAAGGGGGGTAAATTGTGTGTAGGACTTACAGGGCGTAATTTCTCTGCTGAACAAAGACAACCATAGACCCTTGCCTAAATGGTGAGAGAAACAAAAAACGGGGACAGTGCATTACTCTTTCAGTCATGTCTCTGCTTCTGATTGACACCACTAATACTGTAGTACGGTTTCCTAAAGGAACAACGCTCTTGCGAGGCAGATTTACATCTAGTGTTACTTGTCAGAGTAGAAAGAAACCGTCTTTGTTTCCCATGTGCTTATTATAGTGCATCTAGCAGAGGATTCGACACCTCTTGTACCACTTCTTTCACTGGTACATGCTCCTTGAGTCTCCTTTGAGATACATTGTAGTATGATTCATCAATCTCAAATCCTATGAAGTTTCTATTAGTATCCTTAGATATAACAGCAGTAGTTCCAGCACCCATAAAAGGATCTAATACTAAATCATCCTCATTACTCCATGTCATTATATGATCTTGTGCCAACAATTCAGGATACATTGCAGGATGTTCAAATGCAAAATCATCTTTAGTTGTATAACCTTTACCTGTATTATATTTCCAAATGTTATTTCTAGGTGAGAATTTAGGTGTTGGTTTCTGTTGTCTTGTTATTAATTTACCATCTTTAGCTCTCATTGTTCCACCATCTTTTCCCCAAGGTGTATGTCCTGCCCACTTATTAGGTTTATCACATATTAAATTAGCAGTCTTTGGTTTACCATCTTTACTCAAGATAAACATGTATTCAAATAGTTGTGAATACCTATTACCATCTCTCCTAGCAGGGAAAGCAGTTCCATTCTTTTCATATATCATTGTATCATGTAACTTAAAACCTAAGTCCATGAAGTATAATGCCTGTCTGAAACTACTACCAGTCTCGCTCCCTTTAATTACAGCATCACCAACTACCCATACAATAACACCACCAACTTTCATCACTCGGTATAAACCTTGTGCTACCTCTTTGAATACCTCAAAGTCCCATTTACTACTGTCATTATATGTTCTCAAGTCATCATACGGTGGACTCGTAACGCACAAGTCAACCATGTTCTCGTGCATGTATCGCATACCAGTAATGCAAGATTGATTGTAAATAGTGTTAATTTGCATTACTTAAGGTTTGCATGAATAGAATTTACGATACCTTCCACCCTTCTTAAGATTATCATCTGTAAGAGTATCTTCATCACAATCAAATTCAATCATACCATCATCTCTCTCTAACATCCTATCTAATCCAACACATAACATTCTATACCATAATGTTATTCTTGGTGCATTTGCTAAATGTGTTGTCTTACTATCAAAATATTCTACCATACCCTTACTTAATGTTGTTGATTCTCCATCAGCAAGAAACTCACCTGCTATCAATTCAAGTAAACTAATTGCTTCCTCTTTATTACCACTAATATATGCAAATGTTGCCCATGCACCTACAGTTTTTTGTGCAAAAGTAAAACATTGTTTGTTAGTTGATTCAAAAAATTCATCTGCAATTTGTTGTCCTTTAATAATAGACTTCTTCCATATCACCCAATGATCATAACAATTATCTTGTCTCAATGATTCACCTTGACGAGAAACTATATCAGAAAGAATAACATATTGTGCTGCTGTTGCTTCAGGATCTCTCCTTAATACTTCATCTTTAGGTGTACGATTCTTTGCTGGATGAGTCTTACTAAAACAATCAGGTTCAACACCAGTAACAACATTAAATTTAAATTTTATATCTTGTCCTTTAAACTTTACTATTGCCTTTAATGTATGTTGTTTCTCTGTTAAATTCCCATTAGTATTAAATGTAATAGGTTGCCCATCTTGATAAAACTTATCTCTTTCTATAGAATTATAAATCTTATTAACTTGAGACTGTGATTGTCTCCTATTCTCATAATTATGATTGATAAGAATATACTCTGCTTGTTCTGGAGTAATGTCATACATACCCGATTCATACTCCTGACAACAGGGATCGAATGGTAGAGTAGTTTTTACTGTCTCACTCATTTTTTTATAATCACTATAGGCATTATAAAACCCCTCAACTAAAAAGTCAAGGGGTATTGTGTAGGTTTTTAAGCTGGTACTTTCCAGATGTAGATAGCGTCTCTCATAAGTTTTAATGGATTGTCTCTCTTTCCACCCAATGATTTAATCATTTGATGTTCTGCAAGACAGGAACATAACTCAGAGACATCTAAAGCACTAAGTTTATCCAAGTACATGGTAAGATCTTCTTTAACAGCATAATAATCTGCTTCAACTTGAGGATCTTTGAACTTTTTCATAATGTGAATGTGAAACTACTCTTTTAATATACACCAGTTTGAGAGTAGTGTGTGCCAGTTTGTGTAACTTCACAAGGTGACTTTTTCTTCAAGGTTTCTCTACGCTTTCTCTACACTATCAATCGTCATACACTCTGCACTCTAATGAGTCAGGATGATTATCACAGTACACTTCTAAATGCTTATCCTCATGCCTAGTATGCCAATCATTGATCTTACCGTCATTCGTATTGACTTCTGATTCATCATGTGCATGGAAAGCATCATTGTGCATTTCTAAATCTTCTTTGCTATACTCTAACATACCATGATTGATATGCTCTTTACCATCATTAGGATCTAGATATACTTCATGTTCTAAATCGTGATTTGGAGTTTTAGTAGTCATAAGCCATCCAACTTTACTATTGAGTAATCTCATTGTTATTTATTTTCAAGAGACTGTTTGAAGTTCTCGAATTGATACCTTCCTAACAAACTCTTGATTCATATTATAATACAATTTATGATTTTCTGTGGTAACATAGTGTCCTTTTATGTCCCCATCCTGACAATGCCACCCATAAGCAATGACTTTTTCCTCTACACCATCTATTCTCATCTTTTTACTACCATCTAGGTAAGAGTGGTATCTTTCGTCTAAGTTAAGCATGAGTTTAAGAAGTATGTGTTGGTATTATAACATAGTTATATATTTTATCTATAAACTTTATATTGTCTTTAGAGTTAGATAGTATAACTTAATACTTAAGTAGTCTCATTCATGTGAGCATCCACAATATCCTGTAACTTTTCAAACTCTTTTAAACTTTCAATATCATACAATAATTTAGATATTTGATTCACAACTAAAGGTTTTTCATTCATTGCAGCAAACTTAATTGCTGCTCGGATGCTGCCCTCTGCCTCAAGTAAATAATCTATTGTTTGTTTTGATAATGCCATTAGACTTCATCCTCACAATGCTTTTCTACAATCTCTGTAATTATATCAGAAAAAGCATCACGCAATTCATATTCAATATCACTCTTATCTTTCTTTAACCTAGTAACTGTAATAGGTGGAAGTGTGAGAGTAGCAGTAATATCCCATAATCCAAGTTCTTTGTTCTTGGTAGTTGTAATTTCTAGCATTTGTTTTTCCATGATTAATTTTCATCCTCATCATTATGTAGTTCAGGTGAATCTAGTTTAAATCTACTCTTATCAATCGGAGTATATTCAAATCCATATTTCTCTAATGCCTCTTGAAACTCTTTCCCTGATAGTTTACCCTCCCAATAGTCATTCTCAGTATATCCACCATCAATAACTTCAATGTCTTTATTAGTATTACTTTTTAATAAAGCTAGTAGTTTCACACTATCATTATAACATGCCCTATAATATCTCATATTATCCTTGACAGTATCAGTTATAACATCATATACTTCTTGTGGAGTAAATTCTCCTATCATAACTTCTCTTAGCGAATCTTGTAGATTCTCAATAGAATAGTTATGCTCCGATTTTTCTGTCATTCTTGTCATATTGAATCGCTTGGTTAATAATAACTTGTATTTCCTTAGATGTCAAGTTGTTTAAGAATTTCCAGTTAGGATCTTTCTTATCCCATTCTAATGTAAATGAACCATCACTATTCTGATTGACTTTTAAACTTTCGTTCTGCATCCTTTTCCTCTTGTTTGATTCTTTTCTTCACCATCTTAGCATACTTTACTTCATCTTTAGTGTACCAATCAGGATGTTTCTTTGCTCTTTTTAATATAGTTTTTGCTGCTTTCTTATCATTCATGTATATTAATAGAATATTCTGAATAGGTATTTATACACCATCATACCAATATCTAAAACTAGAATATGTCCATTGATCTCCATAATAATCACCATCATATCTTGGTTTTGATTCTAGTTCAAAGTAACTTTCTAGTTTACTCTTTTCTATAAACTCTTTAAAATATGAATCAGGTTTAAATGGAAGACTCTTAGCATATTCCCAAAAAGGAGTATCATACTTTGAACCAAACTGATAATGCCACAGTATAAATGTTTCTAGTTGCTGTACAACTCTTCTAATATTATAATTAGACTCTATTTTAGTTCTATTACCTTGCATATAATCCCATACAAATCTACATACTGATTGATATAATCTTGTAGAAGTTGCTTCTAATGGTTCTAAGAATGAATACCTATTACCATTAAGAATAGTTCTCTCTCCAACAAATATATTTTTAGCAACATAATTCTCGAAAGATATGTTACTGATGTTTGCAGTTAACGTACTATAATCAGTCTCAGGAAGATTAAATCTTTCTATAAAGTCATGTCTTGCTGCTTGTGTTGATGTTATAGTATCATTATACAGATAACCATAAGATACACTATCAGAGTTAGGTATAACAAATGTCCACCCATTAGGAGTAGCAACAGTTCTAGTAAGATCTAATCCAACATCCTTACCATCCTTTCTATAAAGTAAACAAGAGTTTAAAGGATTGATAAGTGGTTCATAATCATCCTTATTCCTATTGTGTCTACCTCTACAATCAAATATAAAATCAGCATCTATATCCTTTTCAGGATCATCTATAGTTCTCTCTACTACCTCAAATAAACCAGACTTTAATATACTATCTGATAACTTTTGAGGAACATAGTGCATAGACATTGTGTTCATTGGAAAGGAATGAAATATCTTATCCTTTTTCTTACCCCACCCCTCATATAATATACCTTTCTTAAAGGTAGCATCTATATAATTTCTATCATACCAATTAGATTCTATTGTATGTGTTATTAATTGTGTAACAGTTACATTAGTTCCTTGTCCTACTTGTTCAATAGCAAACTCTTTAGGGTTATGGTATAAAACTATTTCATACTTATCTTTTGAATAATAATTAAAATGTAATGCAGATATACATCCTGCATTACCAGCACCTATAATAGCAATCCTTTTCTTTTGCATTACCTTGGTTTCTTTTGCACATCATACTCAATGACAATCTTTTTGCTAGTTCTACCAGTACTATCGTAAGTAGTATATCTGTGCATCTCACCACCTAATAATGATGTTAATGTTAGCATCTCTGCTACTACTGTTCCTTCGTCTTCCTTCATCATACCATACTGTGCATGTTCTATAGACATTTATAATACCTTTTTTCCCATTATAAAACCCCTCAACTAAAAAGTCAAGGGGTGTGATTATTAATTGAATTTACTTTAAGGTGGATGTTGATACTTAATCATTTGTTTGTTAAGATAAACGTCTAAATTGTTTTAAATTAAAACCTCCTTACATATACGTTTACAAACATGTTGGTTGTCTTCACAGTCAATTAGACACTCGTAGTATTCTGTGAGTAAATCATCTTGTGAATCGTCATATTCCATATGTTTTGATCCAGCGAGTTGATTAAATGAAATTAAGTTGTGCATAATTGCCTCCAATGAACTACAATAACGAAGAGATTTAAATCATCTTGTTATCCCTAATTCTATCATTATTTATGCAATTTAGGTCCGTATTCCCTGATACATTTTAACAAAAATTTATGCCTATTAGTATAACTTATGATACCTTTCTAAGTGGTACATCAATCTCCCATGAAGATGATTTTAGTTTTACTATATCAAAGTTCTTCTTAAACTCTTTCTCTCTTTCCTTTCTTTCCTTCTCCATTGTCAGTTCAATCGTTTCAATACTTGTCTCACCATAATGATTCTCTTTGATACCCAAGTATTCTAAAACAGCATCATCAACCATACAATAGAGTGTATCCCAAGTTAAAGTATCTCTTAACCCAGTTGCAATACGATCAATGTCACCTCCATCTAGGTACTCACCCTTACATACTTTTTCTGAATAATCATCATATTGAGAAATAAGTTTCGCTCTTGTCTCTACCAACTTATTAAGGTTGATAGTGATCTTTACATCATCATCAATTTCCATTTACTACTCTCTCCGCACGTTCTCTATCTTTTGGATCTGTAAAAGGATTCTCTGCATTGGGATCATTACGTTTGTAATCGTACCATGCGTCTGAATGTTCATAATAATTACCTAATGCTCCACTCATTAGTGTTTCACTTATTTCACCTGCTGGTGTTGTAACTGTAGGAGTTACAGAATTATTCTTCTTACCAAATGGTATTGGATCTGCATGAGGATTAGGCATTGCTCTTACTATTTCAATTACCTCATCTCTTATCTCCATCAGTTCATGGTAACATTCTTGATTGTGGGCACATCCCCTCAATCTACTATCAGGTTTATGTAAAGACTCCAATAAAAGAGTCTTACCACGTTCCCACTTTTCTAGTTTAGTTTCGCTCATTTCTTCCTCTTTTCTTTGAGTATGTATGACTTAGCAAAGTCAAAGTTTCTTGCAGTATGTACCCACTCACCATTATGGATGATAGCAAGTTTCTTACCACCCTCCATAGTTGGTACTGCTGCCCATGCTCCATCTTTGGTAACATAACCAGTCTTTTCATCTATTGCTTTCTTATAGAAAGTTTGATAGTTAGTACATCTAGTCATTCCCAGTTCACTCTCAAAACAACATAACCTGCTAATGCTAATCCAGTACCCATCAATGCAGGAAAAATCCAAGGAAGTACTGTAAGAAGATGTACAATTTGAATAGTAATTATACCGTAGAAAATGTACATAATCCACATACCAATCTTATTATGCCTACTACCACGTTTGTAGGGGTGACATCCAATAGGTCCAGAATCCCACCCATCTTGCATATAATCCTCAGTAGGGATCTCTTTACTCACTTGTTATATCCTCCAGTTTGAAGATACTTACTAACTCTAAGTCTGCCTCTTTCATAGCAGCATCCGCTTCACCATCCTCTTGTCTATCTACGATAGCAGCAACACGATTAACCACATAACCAGCATCACGTAGTCTCTGAACTGCCTGAATTGCTGAACCACCTGTGGTAATCACATCTTCAAGAACAGTTATCTTAGAACCCTTCTCAGGTAGTGGTCCCTCAATGTATGCTCCAGTTCCATGCCCCTTTGCCTCTTTACGAACAATGAGAGCATCTATCTTTAGATTATCAAGTCCACAGACAACAGCAACACCACTAACTAGAGGATCTGCTCCAAGTGTCAATCCTGCAACTGCAACAGCATCTTCTTCTACACTTGATAATAACATTAGACTAGCAAGTGTAAGTCCTCTTGAACTCAATGTAACTGGTTTACAGTTTACATAATGCTCACTCTTTCTACCTGATGAGAGAGTGTAGTCACCCTTGCGGTATGCTTTCTCTCTCAACAGAGTTAGGAACTCATCTTTAAAATTTGGCATTGACACTAATAACTTTGGCGTTTGGGTTTCTAGCAAGAGCAACTTGTCGTGCTTCTTGATAGTTTACGGCATGAACCTCTTCGCTGAACGTCTGTCCAGCAACATAGAGTTTGACTTCACACTTCATTAGTAATCCTCTGAATAAATGTATTATACAATATCTAGGATGTTTATGGTGTCCTCTTGTGACACTTCTTCAACTGGATGATATTCTCCTACTCTCTTCTGAATTAGATTACCATAATCTTCATGCAACTCACATCCATTATAGTCTCTACCTAGTGATTTTGCCACCATAGCAGTGGTTCCTGAACCCATGAATGGATCTAACACAATGTCACCTTTCTCACTCCCTGCCCTGATACATGGTTCAATCAACTCAGGTGGATATACTGCGAAATGTGCCCCTTTGTATGGTTTCTTAGTCACATTCCATACACTTCTCTTACGTCTTGTTGGTTCCTTAATAGAATCCACATCAAAATAATAGTTTTGATTCTTACTAAACAAAAAGATATATTCATGTGATTTTGTGCATCTATCTCTCACACTCTCAGGCATTGGATTAGGTTTGTTCCATATAATATCCTGTCTTAGATACCATCCATCTGCCCTCATTGCAAACGCAAACATCCAAGGGATACCAATTAAATCTTTTTCTTTGAGTCCTCGGATTCTATTTCCTCTACGAGGACACACATCTGGTAAGTCTTGTTTAGTATTTGAGACTGTTTGTTTTGCCAGTCCTTGTCCTCTACCTGGCCTGTAATTATAGTAACTATCCCCAATATTAACCCAACAAGTTCCATCATCTGTAAGCACATTTTTCACCTCTCTGAATACTTTAACTAATTCATCAATAAACTCTTCTGGAGTTTGTTCTAATCCTATTTGTGATTCTTCACCACCATAATCTCTTAAACCGTAGTATGGTGGAGATGTAACACACATCCTTGCCTTCTCATCAAACTCTTTAAGAGTCTCACGACAGTCACCAAATAAAATTGTGTCTCTCATTTATCTAATATGTAAGTATTTACATTGTCAGCATTTATATCAAAGTTATAGGATATAATAGTTTTCCTATCCTTGAAATTAGGCATTGCTTTATGAATCCAATGAGAAGGGAATATTATCATATCACCTTCAACTGCATCAACTTCATGTCCTTTTAAATTATATGGTGAACATACTTTAGTTCTACCACACCCTTCAGGATATTCTAAGTAATAAACACCTGTAAAATGATTACTATGAATGTGCCAACCATGTGTTCCTCCTTCCAAATATTGTTGAAACCACATTGCATGTGTAGTATAACCAGTATATCCTAATTCTTTCATCATTTCAATTAATGCTTCAGTATAACTAGGAAGAAACAATTTAACCCAAGGTCTTTCAAAGTCAGTACAGGATTGCCAATCTACTTTTGAGAAAGAATCATAAGGACTCTGTACTGATGTATCAATGTCCTTACTATTTTCAATCTCAAATAAGATACTATCTTTAATATCATTATGATTAGATATTTTTGTATGACATATACAGTCATCAAAGAGAATCTTTCTCATTTAGTCTGTTCAGATACTATTGCCTTGAGTTTACCATCATCCACAGTAATGTTGACATGATGTGCAAAATCAGTTTTAGAATCTAAAATCTTAATGTCTATTGCACCACCTTCACCATAATATGTGATATGGAATCTATCAGCACTTATGTCCCACTTGTCGGGATTCTTGGCATGTTTATATACAGGATTTGAATGTTTATCTTCGTATCCTTTTATCCAGTTAATCATATTGTGTAACCCTTCTTTATACCTAATTTTTTGTTTGCTTTCCATATACCTAATGCAACCTTATGAGTTACATTCATGTCATAGATATTTAATTTAAGAATATTGCATATATCGCCCTTAGTATAAGATGGATTAGTCAATCTTAAAACATAAGATGTTTGATATATTTGATTCGTTGTAAGTTTCATCTTGTGATAACGCTGGTTGCTGCCTCTCCTTTGTTAAAAATAGTATCAACAACTGCCTCTACCTTTCGTGCAGTAGAGATACCAACTTTAGAGTAAACTGGTACACATACTAAACCGTATGCCTTATCAGTAGCACCCTTACGAATCACTCTACCGATTGTTTGACTAATACCAATGTAATCCATAGATCTTAAAAACAAGACTGCCTCAAGTCCATTTACATTGATACCCTCAGATAAGATGCTATGATGTAGAACTACAAACTTAGTGTAATCATCCTTACCCCATGTATTTAATACATCAAAGAACTTATCTCTACTAACCTTCTTACCATTGATAACAGCACCAGTCTTAGCAGTAATGTACATCCAATTATAACCACGTTCTCTCAACTGGCAACAGAAGTCAGTCTGAGATACTAAGTTTGTAATCTGCTTAGTTGACTTAGCACAGATAAGAACCTTGTCTTTCTCTAAGTTATCAATAGAATCAATCATCTGCTCACAATCAACATCAGCAACTAACTCATGCTTGTTAAGTAAACGTGACTCATATACTTCTACCTTTGGTGGTAGAATATAACCTTCCTTCACTAACTTAGGTGCAGGTACTTGACATATAACATTACCATATACATCACTATCATTCATTCCTGCCTTGAAAGGAGTAAGACTATGCTTAGGAGTAGCAGTGAAGAAAAAACTCCTGTGAGCAACCAAAGTTGCAAGATGTTCCACAGCAGGGAAAAAGTTTCGTTGTACACTATTATGTGCCTCATCAAAATAAACTACATCAATTACAATATTACTCTCTTGTACTCTATGTAATGAATGGTATGTTGTAAAAATAATCTGATTTGAATTAGACTCATAACATAGGAAGTTATGGTATCTAATATCAAAAACTTTGGTTGAAGAGAAATGCTCAGTTTCACCACTGTGAACGTGCATGACTCTTACATCATTGAACTCTCCTGTTTCCAAGAACTCAGAGCATAATTGCTCTGCTAATAAGATACGTGGAGCAACTACAACAATGGTTGAAACCTCTTGTGTACGGAATACTCTCTTGGCATCCTCTATCATACACATGGTTTTACCACCACCTGTAGGAACAATGATTTGCCCCTTAGAATGGTTTGCCATAGCATCCAGAGCATCAGTTTGGTGTGGACGTAATGGCATTAATGAATTTCAACTGAACATATTATAGCATAAAAAACCCCCTGTGAAGGGGGTGTGTGACGGTTCGTATTCTGGTTCCCTTGGATCTATACGTGGATCCCAGTAAAAGAACTGGCATTGATGTAGTCGCATATGGACTAATGGTTTATTTAATTTCATTTATGCACTGGTTACAGTTTCCCACGCATCACCATTAAAGAACTGAATCTTTTTGGTGGTGCTATTAAAGACTAAAGCACCCAACGCTGTCTGTCCTACTCCCAATGGTGGTGTGGCAATAGCATCAATTAGATTTCTCTCTGCTGTAGTTACTGTAGGTAGTAACATAAACCTATTAGTGGTTGTTCCAGCTCCAGCTCTACCTGCATGATAAAAATCAACAGGAGAAGCACCCAAAGTAGTAGTTCCTACACCAACTGCACCAATAATCGCAGCAGTTTGTAATGCCTCAATTCCTCCAAATCCTATATCTGTAGTGTTTATTCCAACATCTCCAGTTTCATTTATATAAACTGTGCTATCACCACTATTAATACTAATACCACCACCAGCAGGAGCATCTGTCCCTATACCAATACTACCAGTACCAGCTTTTGTTGTTATTTTAGTAAAAGTAGAAACACCAGATTGTGCATTTACATTTCCAGTTAAACTAGCAGTTAAAGATGGAATACTTATGGTTCCTGTTGCACTAAAACCATCTACAGATAAATCACCCTTTACCTCAACATTATTTCCAAAGTATGCTAGTCCAGTTACAGTAGAAGTTCCAACAACATGTAAGTCATTAGCAGGTAAAGTAATTCCTAAACCTAATCGACCTGCATGAGTCAGTATCATTAAGTGATCATAATTCTTTCTTCTTATCCAGTTAAAGTCTCCTGTACTAACTCCTGTAGTACCTGCCTCTAAATGGAAATTAACATTACCAATACCATAATTGACAATATCTAATGAATTAGCATTACTATATGGGAAACTAGCACTTGTATTTCCAAATACTAATACACCATTATTACCATCAATAGCACTAGAATTACCTATTGCGATTGTTGAAATTCCTGAATTTATTATTTGAATATCACCAATAGGATTTGCAGTACCAATACCTATTGAATTGAAAGATCCTATACCAACAGTAATATTAGGAGTTCCAGTTAATCCTTGTGCGTTTGTTGCTGTTGTTGCAGTATCAGCATTACCATCTAAAGCACCACTAAAAGAACTAGCAGTTACAACACCAGTAAACACTGCGGTTGAACCAGCAATGCCAGTAACACTTATACTTGGAGATCCAGTAAGTCCCTGAGAAGTTGTCGAGATCCCAGAAGTAGTTGCATATCCAGCAATAGTTGAAGATGCTGAAACAACTGAATAATCTGAGGTTGAAGCATTTCCAGATAAAGCACCACTAAAAGTAGTAGCAGTTATAATACCACTAGATTTAATATTACCAGTCTCAGAATTTATTCCGACACCTTTTCTACCTACATCATCAGGATTATCTCCCACTTGGAAGGTATTGCGTGGATCCGTAGTGCCCACACCAACATTTCCTGCGTTGTATATACTTGTAAAACCTAACCCAACATCCATATCTTGCCATTGGGACGTTGGTAAATTACTTAAGGTAGAACCATCACCACTAAAACTTACAGCAGTTACTATTCCACTTAAGGACGAGATCGTAACTCCAGTTCCTAGTCTCACTTCAGCAAATGTCGAGACTCCAGTTGTTGTTGAATTACTATAATCAATGTCTCCAGTTATAGTTACTCTTCCACGAACATCAAGAACCTGTGCAGGAACAGTAGTTCCTATACCTACTCTTTGTCCAGCAACAACTAATACATTGTCGTCAACGTTTACGCCTTCACGAAACTTAAATGTCTTTCTGATATTCGCCATCTATATGATTATTTTTAGTTATTTATAGTCGTATATTTATTGGACTCCAGATGCACCAGCATTGCCAACTGTATCTCCAATAACATTATTATTCCAAGCTCCTGTAGTATTGACAGTTACAACACTAACACTTGCAGCTTTTCTAATTGCTGCACCATCAGCACCAGCAGCACCACCATCACTATTCTTCATATTACCACTACTTGCATTTGTACCTGCTTGTGCAGTAGCAACAACATCTCCACCATCTCCACCTCTTCCACCTACACCATGTCCACTATCAGTACCATCTCCTCCGACACCACCATCAGTTATAGTTCCAGGAGTTCCATCATCTCCATCTTTATCAGACTGCTCTCCATAATCATTATATCCACCTGGTCCAGCATCACCAATGGGGTTTCCAGCACCGCCACCGCCACCACCACCGATACCATGCCAATGGTGTCGTTGTCCACCCCAACGTCTACCAATACGTACACCACCTGACGCTCTAAGGGTAGTAGAACCTCCTCCACCTCCACCGCCGCCATAACCAGCACGAACTAATCCACCACTCATAATATTGACATAAGTAAATCCTGGAGTAGTATGTTCAATTCCTATACCACTGGTTCCATCTCCACCATCTCCACCAGGATAATCTCCATTACCAGCACCACCTCCACCATTTCCACCAGCACCATATATTTTTCCATTAGCACCAACATCAATAGCTAGTATAGTATCACCAGACCAATTACCAGTCTTTAATGCACAAATTTCAGGATTACCTTTTGCAGATACTATTTCTTGATTAACATGTATTCTAACTTTACATCCTGCTGTGGTTCCTGGTTTACCTCTTAAACCACCAACAACAACAAAATCCTGTCCTATTGTACCACTATCATATTTTAATTTTGCATCAACTCTAGAATTTCCTTTCTGTTCTATTTTTATTTTATATACCTTATAAGTCCCACCATCAATTACCAAATCACCAACACTATATCTCGTACTACCCAAATCTAATGTAGTATCAGTGCTAGTTCCTATATCAGCATTGTTCGCAGTATAAGTATAAACTCCAGTAGCAACAATAAGTTCTATTCTATAGACTGGAGAAATTGTATAGGAATTAAAAACAAGACTCCAATCTGTACTAAGAGTATCATAATAATTAACAATTATATTCAGTCTTTTACCATAAAAATCACTGAACTTAACTTCACCTGAAGTGGGAAATCTTCCAACAGAATACTCCTCATCTAAAGATAAATCAGTTATACCACCTACAGGATCAATATCCCTATATTTCTTCATATTACTCATTGAAGTTGGAGTAGGTCCGAATTCTGTTTGAATTTCAGACCATTTAAGTGGTGTTCCTGCAGGTTTTATTGCCATTGATTACTTACCTCTTTTTAGTTCATCAACTTCATTCTTAAGTTCTTTGATTGCCTCAATTAAAAGTGGAACCAATTTTTCATATCTAACTGCCTTAGTACCATCATCTCTAGTAGTGGTTACACCAGGAAGATCGAGTTTCTCAACCTCTTGTGCGATTACACCAGTGTCTCCCTGTCCTTCTTTACCAGATTTTTCATTCCAATTAAAGGTATTACCACTAATTGAAATAACCTTATCAAGAGCATTTGGAATAGGTGTAATATTATCCTTTAATGTCTTATCAGAAGCTGAGAAAGCAGTGATGTCATCAGTTACGAACAATTCCCCTGTTATTTTAACACCATCGCTCTGAGTTGCTAATCTCTCAGCACCATTAAAGTGTAATGTTGCCCAATTAGCTTCAGGAGTACCAGCTAAAGAATGTGCTTTAATAGTATCATATCCCTCATCATCTACTTTGAGACTAATAGTTTTACCATATGGAACACTTATTTCTAAAGAATTTGTAGTTTCTTCAATATGTGAAATAACAGTAGAACTATTATGATATATTGATAAATCACCAGTTCCAGTAGTACCAAAGTTTGCTTTGGCATTATCCTTAAAGATTAATGAATTTTCTGACTTATCCCATAGTGCATTATAGGCAGCACCAGTAAAGTTCACATCTCCATCATGAGTTGCACCATCATCTGTTGAAATTCCAGTAATATCAATACCATCAGAGTTAACAGTTAATTTAGTGTTACCACCTGTTTGTAGTTCGAGATTACCATCACCAACATCATTAATAACACTCTTAACACTGTCAGCATCATGAAATATTCTTAAATCCGCACCAGAAGCACTGTTACCACCAAATGCAACAGCTATGCCATCTTTTAGGTGAATATCACCATTAAACGTAGCATTACTAAATTCAGCATCATCAATCTCTAATTTACCACCTTCCTCAACTTTTAGTCCACCAACAGAGAATCCTTTGTTTAACTTAACATCACCATTAAAGGTAACTGGACCGTCAAACTGAGATAGAATCCTATTAGATTTACCACCTTCTACAATAATTCTTTCCTTAGCAATTACCTCATCAAAGATAACACTTAAACGTGAAGGATCTTCACCTGTTACAGTTGGTATTGGAGCATCAAATGTTCTCTCTTGTCCAGTTGTAGAACTAACTCTCTTATTACCAATGAAGAAGTCACCTCTGTTGTTCATACCAGTGTAGACAACAGCACCACAAGATCTTTCTTGTGACTGAACTAAGAACTCTTCTCTTTCATTTAGTGTCTTAACTTGAACCTGAGGTAAACCAGTTGAATAGTTACCTGGACCATATCCAACATATTCAAATGTATGTCCAGATGCACGTAAAATAGATGGTCTACGGAACTCAACAGGAATTGGTTTAATCTTTCTAATTAATGAACCACTATCATGACTACTCTTAACTGAACCAAATACACCTCTAATGACACTTAATTCATTATTACCAGCTCCTGATAAAACTGATGAAGAAACTCTCATAATCTCATCATCAATTTGAATATAACTTCCTAATGGGAACCTATTCATCTCAGAATTACTTAAATCAACTGTTAATTTTGAACCAGTTGTAACTGTTGATTGAAGTGTCAAATAATCATTATCAAATATTGAGAATCCTCTTGAACCTAAATTCTCATCTTCTCTATCAGAAATTGCATTATTAGCAGACATTCCATGTTTAAGAATATATCCACTATTAACATTACCAACAGTAGTTGTATTCTTAAAGGTAAATTCATTAGTTGAAGCTACGCTAACAACAGTGTAATCACCTTTATTGTTATTACTACTATCTAATACTCTAAAATTATTTCCAGCAACTAATCCATGTCCATGACTTGCTAAAGATGTATTAACTGTTGTAATACCAGCAACAGAATTATACTCTGTGCTAACTATGGATACGGAAGGAGATATTCCTAAAAGATATTGTCCAGCATAAGGAAGAGCATCTCCACTAGTTTTCGCAACTGATACCACAGTATCATTAGGAACTGACGAGATCCTATAATAACCATCAGTTTTAGTTCCTATACCAGTAGTTTGAACTACATCTCCAACACTATTAACAATACCTCCAGATGCTATAGTATATGCAGCATTAGTACCAGTTAAAGTTGCACCACCAGGAGTTAATGTTGTTGTTTTATCAAACTTTAAATCACCTGCAGAATATCCACCACCACTATTGGTAACTTCAACGCTACTAACACTATTGGATGCTACAACTACTTTTGCAGTTGCTCCTCTCCAAGTTCCAACAGTTGGATCTGCATTACCAATGAGTAATTTTACATTCTGATATGTTCCATCTGTATAACCTGTATTAGTTCCACTAATAGTTCCTGTAGATATACCAGAGAAAGTATGTTTTTTATCTAAACTAATATCAGCAGAAGTTCCATTATCAACTACAGAAGTAATTACATCTCCAGCACCAAAATCCTTAATAAACTTATCAGCAGTCTCTCTTGTCAAACTACTCTTCTGATAGTTTGTAGTAACATCACCTATAGGATTCCTAGTTGCTTGTGATACTGTTGCTGGTGGATTATCATTTGTATTATCTCTATCAAGTTGTGGATAAAGATCTACTACATTTTGACTATATTTAAGATTAGTATATTCAGTAGGTACTTGGTTACCAGCATTTAATGCAAATACATGGTAAATACCATCTTGCTGTCCTTCAATATATGGACTTATAGTTTCATTTCTGTAAATATAGAAATTAGTTAATAAATCACTTCTTTCAAATCTTGGAAGAGATGTATTTCTAACTCTTACATCATTTGTAAATGTACCAACATTATGAATAGTTCCAGTAGTATCTGTTGTTGAATACTTAAATGTATTACTCGTAATATCTGTTACAGCAAATGTTCCATTATAACCAGAGTTACCAACACCTGCAGTATTAGTAGTACTGGTTACATTCTTAACAATAACTACATCATTACTGTTTAAATTATGGGGTTGTTCTGTTGTTACTGTAACTACATTTGTACCAGATACAGTAGTAAATCCAATATAACTTGGATTCCTATTGAAAGCAAAATTAGAATTATCTATAGAAGTTATTGTAAAATCAGTATCTGCTAAAGCACCTGTGCTACTAGATGATTGAATAATAAAACTCTCTTCTGGGTTCTTTCCATTTACAACTTCTTTAGGAACTACAACTCTTAATTTATAAATCTTATCATCTAAGGATCTATTATCCTCTATTCTCTTAATATAAGTTGCCTGACTTGTACCTTCATCAACAAGTGGGTTAGTTCCAGCCTTAATGTTTGTATATGCACTATTACCTGCATCTACATGAATATACCATTGTCCATTAGTAGTATCATACTGAATAGGTGAACCAGCTTTACCAGCTTCTTTATCATGAACTCTACTTTCTACATGAAGTTTTGTTCCACCATAAACTGTTATTGGATCTCCGTTTTCAGCATCAGTAAATGAAGATGCTAATTGAATTTGAGTTGTGCTTAATACTACACCATCAGTTCTTGAAGTATTAACTGTGTTTGTAATAGCATAATAAAGTTCACCTGCAGTTATATTTTCAGGAAGATCTGCATCATCACTAAAAATTCTTATATTTTCACCATTTTGTAGTCCATGAGAACCAATAGTAAATTTACTATCTGTAGGTCCAGAAGTTACTTCATAAGTCTTTAATGAAACATCAGTTCCAACAGATACACCACCAACGTCACCGTTAGTCATCTGAATTATTGCTGTCTCAATTACTTCACCACCATCTGCTGGTTCCTTCCAAGGTTTACCAACAGGAACATATAACACATCACTAACTTGTTTAGCTCCAACACGATAACCTGCAACTAGAGATGGTGGAGCATCATTTTGATTCGTAAATCCATCCAAATAAAGATGACTAGAAATACCAACAGCAGAAGTTTTTGTACCATCAATCTTAAACCAATCAATATCACTTTCGGTTGGTGTGATTGATTTTGGAGTAATTACAGAGGTAATATATGCAGTATTGTCCTTATCAAATGCTGTTTTCTTAAATCCATCAGAAGTTAATGATAACTGTCCAAAGTTAGAGTTAGAGTTTGTTATAGAAGCATCTCCACCAGATTCTGCACTGAAATGTCTATTATATCCAATAGCAAATACAGAAACTATCTGAAGGATAGCATCATTAGTAATCTTAACATGAGCAGTATCCCACCCATTTCTATAAATTGCATCAGAGTCTAAATGATAAACTTTATCAGGATCTAATGAAGAAGAACCAGATGCTAATTCATTACCAGTTGCTAAAAGACTAGTTGATATGCCATCATAATTTCTATTTTCTTTATTGTATTTTACAAATGCTCTATCATCTTTCTGCAATGAAATACCAGTAAACTGGGCAACAACCATTGAACGGAAACCAGTTGCTTTGCTACCATCAGCGTTCATTCCATTCATACCATAAACTGAACGTAATGAACAGTTAAAGATATAAGGAGATGCACCTTCTACAGTATCAGTCTCAACAGTTACAGTTGCATTAGCAACACTAAGTCCTGTACCTGAAGTACTAGCAGGTAATCCTGTTAAAGATCCTGTTATTAAATATGTAAATTTAGTATCACTCTCTACACTTGCAACTAAAGAAGAAGCATTATATACCAATTCATCATTAGTACCTAATGTAACACCTTTAACCTTAATTGGTGTTCCTTGATTTAATCCATGCTTCTTAGAAGTTGTAACTGTAACAAGTCTGGAAGGAGTAGAACCATCACCAGATATAATATCTGATATAGAAATAGGATCAGTGGCAAATGCACCAACTATTTCATACTCAGGTCTTCTCTTAGCAAAACCATCAGGATTAAGTGGATACTTATCAGAGTCTGGAACAGTTTTTGTATCTGCAGAAGCATTAAAAGCATTAGATAACTTCGAATAATACATGTCGAGATCTGTAATCTCATATCCACCAGGAATATTAACACCATCTGCATACTCAAAACATGTAAGTTTATGGTGAGAGAATGTAGGAGTAGCTACATCATTTGCATTTGTAAAACTCTTATTATTTGTATATACTGTTGTACTTGTATCACCATCAAAGAAAGAAAACTGCCAAAAATAGCAAGCACCAGTAACTCTAAAGATTGCTGAAGACGATACACTACTGTCTAATGGATTAGGAACATATTTAGGTCTAACTTTAGTCTTTCTTAAATCTAAACCAACAATAGAAGTTCCTCTAGGAATTACAACTCCACCATTAATACTATTGAACTTATATAAAATATTATTTTCTTGCTCTATGTCAAAATTAGAAGTTAAACTTAAAGAGAAAGTATCTTGTGCGTTTGTTTCTCCACCACCTGGTGCAACTGCAATTGCAGCAGTAGGATTTCCAGCATCAGGTTTAATTGCAAATCCTGGACGGTTATCAATCACATGTTCGCCAGGATAAACAAGGACAGTTGTTCTTTCTATATAATCGTTATTATTACCAGTTACATAAGAGAATCTTGCTGCCTCAATGAGTGCCCTCTGAATCGTCTTGAATGGTTGTGCTAACGAATTACCGTCATTGTTTATACTATCGGATGAATCAAGATCATTCGGATTAACATAAAGTATCCTTCCTTCAATGTTCTTGATAAAATTCTCTAATCTATTAAGAGGCATCTTCTTATATTGACCAAAATATTTCTATGTTTCTATTTAGTCACCAAAAAAGTAAGTTATTTTTATACTTCTCTTAAAGAAAGATCTTCATACTTAATTTGTGACTCATCTAACTTATCAGTACATACTTTTAATACTCTCATAAACTGATCAGGATCTTCACAAGTTACTACTTTTTGTTGTCCTCCATCACTCAATAATAGAAACCTACGAGAACATAAATCAACTACAATTCCCAATACTGTATCATCGTCCATTGAATTGTACTTACACTATTTTTTTCATTATATCATATGATATCTGATATGTCAACTACCACAGTATTTAATAAAGTATAATTTATAATATGGTGGTATGTTCCTTCCTGAAGGATCACTATTAAGTGCAACATTATCTCCACCTATATCAGTCCAATGACTAGGAATGCCATCAGCAGTAGGATATGGAAGATATGAATCATTATCATAAAGTTGACCCCATGTATTAATACTATGTTGGTGAGCACTTGAACCTGCCTCTCCAAGATCTAAATTGACCGTTCCACAATTACCTCTATCAGCATATCTTGAGTTAGTTGCATCCAAATTAGGAGCTCCTCCTGATTTTGAAAATAAACCATCACAAGTTCCACCACCTTGATCAAATGCTTCGGATATACCTCTAATTGCACCAGTATGTGCACTCCATTGTTTAATAGCATAAGTATCACCTGCATGGAAGTGTCCTAATGCACATGCATCAAATCTTCCACCAGTGTTAGCAGATACTCTACTATCAGATCCACCAGCACCCAAAATAAATCTATCTTGTAAATTTGGAGTACCTACTCCATTAGTATGAGCAGTACCATCACAAACTTTCCAGTCAGCACCAAGGTCTGAAAGATTTTCCTTCATAACAATAGAACCACTAGGAACTGCTCCACCAGTAACTGCTCCAGTAGCACCTTTAAGTCCTTTATTTCCCTTATCACCTTTATTACCCTCTTCTTCTACATCACCTTTAATACCTTTCTGTCCTTTCTGCCCTTTAAAGTCACCTTTCTGTCCTTTATCACCTTTATCACCTTTATTACCCTTATCCTCTACAGCACCCTTATCACCCTTATCACCCTTTTCATCAGAGGGTTCACCTTTAGCACCTTTTTGTTCTACATCACCTTTAGTACCTTTTTGTCCTTTTTGTCCTTTAAATTCAGTAATACCTTTCTGTCCTTTATCACCTTTATTACCCTTCTCATCTACAGCACCTTTTTGTCCTTTCTGTCCTTTATCACCAGCTTCTCCTTTTTGTCCTTTATTACCTTCTGCCTCTACTTCACCTTTAGCACCTTTCTGCCCTTTACTTCCTTTATTATCATTTAATTCTCCCTTTTGTCCCTTATCACCCTTATTACCCTGTGCTTCTACATCACCCTTTTCTCCTTTCTGTCCTTTAAAGTCACCTTTAACACCCTTCTGTCCCTTATCACCTTTATTACCTTTATCCTCTACAGCACCCTTTTCACCTTTTTGTCCTTTATCACCTTCTGTTCCTTTCTCTCCTTTATTACCCTGTTGTTCTACATCACCCTTTTCACCTTTTTGTCCTTTAAAGTCACCTTTAATACCCTTCTGTCCCTTTTCACCTTTCTCTCCTTTTTCAGCCTGTTCTCCCTTCTGCCCTTTATCACCCTGTTCTCCTTTTTGCCCTTTCTCTCCTTTTTGCCCCTTTTCTGCTACTTCTCCAGCTTCCCCTTTAGTACCTTTCTCACCCTTTTGTCCTTTATCACCTTCTTGCCCCTTCTGTCCTTTCTCACCCTTAAATCCTTCAGTTCCCTTTTCACCTTTTTGTCCTTTTTCGCCCTTCTCTCCTTTCTCACCTTTTAATCCCTTTTCACCCTTTTCACCTTTTTGGCCCTTTTCTCCCTTAATGCCTGTATCGGCAATAGTTACCCAAGCACCATCTTTTCTTACCTTTAATGCCATAATTTATATCTTTTGTCTATTTATGTTGAAGTATCATACCATATATCACCATCGCAAACAGTTAAACTACCACCTGCAACAGAAGTAGGATCATCATCCTGAACATACTTATTTCCATAAGCATTACTAGTTTCTGCAATACCAATAGTAGCAATACCTGATGTAGTCTGATCTACAGTGATATAAGAAGTACAAACTCTCTCTACAGGAACAGGAATAAAAGGTGCTATTGATGAACTAGATGCATTAGTAAATTGTTTAACAAATACTGTACCAATACCACCACTCTCATTATTTTCCCAAGTCCATCCACCAGAACCATCTGCTGTTATAACTTGCTGACCAGTTCCTGATCCACCACTTGTATCCTTTATACTTGTAGGTTTTAGATTCTGAGTAGTAAGTAAATCAGTACTTGGATTCCAAGTTAAACTAGTATCATCTACACAAATTCCCTCAAAAGCTGCATCAGTATTGTTATTGACAAATGTTAGATAATATGTATCATCATTACTCTTTTGTGATATTCTAACCTGCTCTGCCTTATCTACAGACAAACCTGTAGCATTAACCCAATCTACACCAGAACCAGTTGATTGTAATAAAGAACCAGCAGCACCCACTTGTCCATCCTTATCATGAACTGGTCCATAAAAAGTAGCAATGCCTGATACAGTCATTGAATTGATGCCAGCATTACCATAGAAAGTAACACCAACTCCAGATGTTTCTACTCGTGCAATACCTTGAGCATGGAGAAGTGTTCTTGCATTATTACCACCATGCATTTTTAACATGGGTTGCCAATCTTGATCAAAGAATTGGACCGCTCCTGGTCCATCACCACCATTTGACTTAAATACTAATCCACCTGATCCATTCTCCTTAATTATTGAGGCTCTACCATCAACAATAGAATCTCCATTAGAATCAGTTTGATCAGCAAGACTCCTATCATGATATATCAGTAAATCTCTACCAGTACCCCATGTTGCATATGCACCATCAATAAATTCTAATGAATTTTGACTCTTATCCCATCTAACAGAAGTAACACCAGCATCACCATGAAACTGCACATCATTTTTAAATGTCGCAATGCCAGTTACATATAGATTTTCAATATCAACATTAGTTAATCCTTCAAGATTTCTAGCATAAACAGTATTCCATCTTTTTAAATCTGAACCCAAATTAAAAGTAGTAGTTGTATTTGGTACGATACTTGAATTTACTTCACCTTCAAAATAAACATTATCTAAATCATCACTACCCAAGTAAATACTACTTCCATTTAATCGAGTATCTCCATTAACAGTAAGAGCACTCGTGACATATGCACTAGTTGTACTAGTAACTCCTGTTACTGTAATACCGATTCCAGAAGTTTGTAATTTATTAGCATCATTAAAAAATAATATTGAAGATCCACTCTCAATACCTACAAAACTACTCTTACCACTATTTCCACCTATTCGTACAGTTTCACTATTGATTTTTAAATCAAAAGTTCCAATACCACTTATGTAACTAGAACCACCACTATTGTAAATATCTACATGGTTAGAACCTGCTAAATTATCTGTACCAACTACTAATTTACTTCCAGTTAATATCTTTAATGAATCTTCATCTTTATCAAAGAAAACAGATGTAACACCTGTATTACCATGAAATTCTACATCATCTTTAAATGTTGCAATACCTGTTATAAGGAGTCTTTGGAAAACTCCATTTGCAGTATTAATACTATCATTAACATATAAATCAGCACCAACATATAAATCACCACCTGTAGTAGTAATGCCACCTGCAGATGCTAATGTTGTAACTCCAACAGCTTTAAAATTCTCACCAACATTGAGATTCTTTTCAATACCAACACCACCCTCAATAACAACTGCACCACTATCTTTATCGTCTGAGTATGTTGTATCAGATACAGCTAATATATCAGCAACAGTTACTGTACCTGAAGTAGAATCTAAAGTTAATCCTCCAGTTGATGTCTGTACAGTATTTCCTGATATTTTTACATTTCCTGCAGTAGCTATACCAGTTACATTTAAATTTACAGTGGTAATAATTCCAGAAACATTTACACCAGTACTAATAAGAGAACCGTCAAATGTTAAATCAGAACTATCTACCAATTCACCAGAAGGACCAGCATAAACAACTCTACCCTGAGTTAAATCAGAAATTCTTGCAGTTGATGCTGTTACACCACCATTAGCATTAATAACATTAAGGAATGTAGATATACCAGTAACATATAATCTATCAATAGTAACACCATCAGTGAATATTGACGGACCTAAAACATCTAATAAGGTAGTAGGTTGAGTACTACCAATACCTACTCTATCGTTATTTGCAGTATAAACAAGTTTTTCTGCACCATCTACAAGTCCACCAGTATTATGATATTGAACTTGATATATTGTACCACCAGCACCAGTTACAGCAGAAGCAGAACTAATCCATTCAACACCATCTGCTCCCTTACTTAATAAATTACTTGGATTACCAGCATCATTATTGAAATCATAAATGGTTCCTTCTAATCTAATATCACCAAGGAGATGCAATTCTTGAGTTGGTACTGTAGTTCCTAAACCAACGTAACCTGTCTCAGATACTACAGTTAAAAATGTTCCACCAATACCTACATCTAATCCATTTCCTACAGTTAAAATACCAACTGTATTATTAAAAACTAAATCTGTTGATGTTGCAAAATCATTTGACTCTTTAAATAATACACTTCCATTGTCGCCAGGAGGTCTAACAGTAACAGTTCCAGCAACACCTGAAGATACACCATCAACATAAGGATCAGCAACTACATTTATCGCATTTCCTCGAAAGTCAACTTGAGTAATACTGTCAGCAGTTCCTACAAGAATTCCTTCATCATATAAACTAATAGAACCAGGTATTATACCACCACTCTTTACAACCCAATATCTTTCTCCTGGATGATCTACAAAAGAAACCATCTCATACTGCTGCCCCACAGGAACAGAAGGTAATGAAAGAGTAGGATCACCAAGATTTGGTTCAGCCTGCTCTAATCCAAGGTATGTGTATCTATCATCCGTTAATTTATTTTGCGGAGTTCTTTTTACTCTACCACTTATATACTTAGGCATTACTATTCTCTAGAATACTTGCAAGAAATTCCATCTGAAGTGGAGCAGCAAGTCCACCTGAAGTTGATGGTCCAACATTAACGGTAATTGTATTGGTAGTTGCCTCTATAAAATTAGTCATAATACCAACTATAGGATCTGTCACACGAGGATATGCATGTTCTGTCGCAAATCCATCTTGACTACATGTGAAGTATATGGATCCAGTATCAATACCAACAGCCTCAGTCGTTCTCTTCATAGAATTAGGTTGAGCACTAACATAAGTATGCTCATAAGCACCACCACTTATAATTGCATTAGGATCTGCTGATGAAAATGTATGAATACCACCAGAAGTAGTTCTACCAACATTTAAAGCAATTGTTGTGTCACTTGCATCCACAATAGGAACAGGTTTATTGTAATAAGGATCAGCTCCACCAACACAATTAGGTCCAGTACAACCACTTGCTCTTGGATAAGATTTTATAGATGCATGTGTATCTTGTGCACAAGTAAATTTAATAGATTCTGTTGCTATCTTAACTGCTGTAGTTGCTCTACTTAAAGTATTTGCATTCCATGATACAAACGTATGAGTAGTAGTATTAGTAGAAGGAGCAGAATCCAAAACCTGAATACTAAAACTATTAGCATCAATATATGTGATAGGAATCCATCTCTCAGAAATTGGATCAGTTGATCTAGGATAGTACTTAGTTCCAGCACCATGAGTACATGTAAAACCTATAGCATCATCATCAATTTTAATTAAATCTCCATCAATAAAATTATGATTAGCAAGAGTAATTGTCATAACACCTGTTGTAGGGTTATAAACAGCATTAGTTGGACTATGTGTTGTAGGACCAGGTAAACTATGACTACCAATAGTAAGAGTCATAATACCAACAGCACCATTATATTCACCATCAGTAGGTGTAAAATTAACAATTGGTGATGTACCAACATTCATTTCAAATTCTGTTCCACTATTTACTGTAATTGGTTTAAAAGTACCACTAACAGGATCTGTTGAACGAGGATAAGTTTTATTACCAGAACCCATTGTACAACTGAATGTTAATGCGTTATCATCAAACCTAATTAAATCTCCACTTGAAAACCCATGAGCTGCTGCAGTAGTTACTGTTAATATACCAGAAACAGCATCATATTCTGCACCATTTGGAGTATGTGATGATGCACTAGCAGTCATACCATGATTATCCATAGTTAAAACTAATGATCCAGTTGATGGTTCATAAGTAGCAAAACTAGGAGTAAACTTAACACCAGTGCTTTGTTGATGAATACAATTTTTATTAGCTTTTACAAATTCATGAATTGCAGCTTTATAAGTATGAATTATACCATTTGAACTACCAACAATAGTTGTAAATTGTTTACTATCATTTACCACATCTACTGTATAAGATGCTTGTGGATCTGGAAATATTGTTGTTGTAATACCTGAATTATTATTTGTACACTCAAATACTATTCCACCTAAAGTAATTTGATCATTAGCAGAAAAACCATGATTACCTATTGTTGTTATTGTAGCAATACCCAAGGGTTCACAATAATCAACATCTGTAATTGTACTTAAACCACTTTGAGTTCCTTGCACATATATTCTATCAACAATCAATGGTGTTTTTTCCAATACCATTCTACCATCAACTAAGATTACACCATCATTAGGTGGAATCTCTACATCTTTTATAACTCTTATATCCCTTGTAAGTCCCGTACTTCTAGACTCTCTTCTCTGAAAAAATGTAACTGTTGGATATGTAGTTGCAGCACCAACATTTGCTACTTGAGAATACAATACCAACGCAGAAGTTCCTGTAGGAACCTCATACAATTTCTGCAATCCTGGTGCCACAGGAACCATTACTGATATAAACTTATTTACTGGTGCTATTGCCATATTATCTCAACGCTAGGATTAATGGTGTTAATTGTGCTTGAATTGCTCTGTTAAAGTCTCTTCCTCGAATAGTTGAAGTTGTTTGATCAACTGTTAAACCATCACCAATTCTAAAGTTACCTTTTTGATCCGTACTTGTAAATGGACATTGACCTCCATTTATTGCAACTACTTCATTTTCAGGTTTAGGTTCTCCACCTTGGAAGGGGTTCGCTTTATTTATATCCGTACCAGCACCAATATATTCAAATGAATGAGAACTGGTTATAATTCTACTTAATCTTACAAGTTCAATATCTACTCCAGAAGGAACTTCATAAGGAATAAACTGATCAAATGTTACTGTTGTTAGTCCAACAGTTGTTGGTTCAGTAGCAACATTTACAGTATATAAAATAGGATCTGTATCTGCTTCAAGTACAGCATTTCCTGTTCCTGTTATGTTAACAGTAAATGATTGATTTGGCAAGAAATTTCTACCACTAGCAACAACATCAACAGATGTAATTGTTCCAGCAGCACTGACATTAGCAGAAAATTCTGCTTGAATAGCTTCTGGTCCTAATGGATTTGGAACAGTAATAACTGGTGGTGCGGATGCAAAATAATCTCCTGGATTACCACCATTAACAACTCTAATACCTCTAATTAATTGTAAAGGTTGAGTTAAAGTTCCTGTTGCAGTAGTATCATTATAATCTGCTAAATTAATCTTAAAAAATAAACCTTGTCCATCAAATGGTTTCCTAAATCTACTTAGAGAATCTTGAACATTAGTTAATTCAAAAGAATCACTATCAGCAATTGCCGATTTAAATACTGTTCCAGTAAATTCTGTATCACCTACACCATCAGCAAATAACCCATAATTACCAAAAGATGAGTTAGAGTTTGTTAAATCACATTGTCCACCTTTACTACATGATATTCCAATATCAGAAGCAATAGTAAAAATAGAAACTAACTGAGCATATGCATTATTTGTAATTGATACTCCAATACCTGCTTCATTATATTGAGTAAATGCATCACAAACCATAGATTTCAAATCTTGTCCTAAATTATTAGTTCCTGTAAAATCAGCATTAGCATTATCACCATCAATTTTCATACCAATACTATTACTCATAAAATTAGTACAGTTTCTAATATATGGAGACTTCCACCTACCAGTAGCACCTTCATTCGCTGGTCCTGGTTCTAAGTAACCAGTCACTGCACTTTCAGCACCTGCAGGTGGTGGGAAAGCAACTGCACCTGCACCAGTATGAGCATAAGAAACTCCACCTTTACCATCATCAGGAGGACCAGAGAAATTAATATTCTGTATTAAACATCCTCTTCTAACATGGAAGACATCCTTAGTTCTATTCTCAGGGATAATAGTTACAAGTCTTAAATCTTCACCAGATACAGAAACATCAGTTCTTAATCCAATTGGATTATTTTCAGTATAACTACCAGAACGAATAATAATAGTATCTCCTTCTTTTGCTATAGATGCTGCAGCACCAACAGTTCTTTTTGCATCACCTTCTAAGAATCCAGTATTAGCATCATCACCATCTACAGTAACCCAAATAGCATTTTCAGTATCTACACCAGAAGGTCTCCATGATACACCAGCACCTATAGCAGATAATCTATAATCATTTTTTGCACGAGTAATATCATAACCAGCATCGTTTAACTTATCAATAATAGAGTTTTCTAACTCTAAAGTACCAATAATTCTTGCATTTTCACCAACATTTAAATTCTTTTCAATACCAGTACCACCTTCAACTACAAGAGCACCAGTATCTTTATCATTTGATTGAGTAATTCCATGAACGGTTGCATCACCACAAATATTAACACTTCCACCAATACCAACACCACCTGTAACAACAGCAGCACCTGTAACACAATTTGTAGAATCTGTATCTGAATCTACCTTTATCTCACCGCCAATATTTACATTTTCCTCAACACCAAGTCCACCTTCTTCTATAACAAGAGCACCAGTATCTTTATCAGTTGAGGAAGTATTACCACCAATATTTAAATTTTCTTCAATACCAACACCACCTTCAACTACAAGAGAACCAGTATCTTTATCAGTAGATCCTTGAGTAGAAGCAACTCTTGCATATCCACCTACCCATAAATTTTCTCCAATACCAGTACCACCAGTAACTACTAAAGCACCACTTGTTGTACTATTAGATGTTGTATTACTGTTTATCCTACCTAAACCACCAACATGAAGGTTTAGTCCAATACCAGCACCACCACCTACAACAAGTGCACCACTTGCTGTATTAGTAGATTGTGTAACCGACTCAATCTTAGTATCATTACCAACAAATAATTTTTTAACAATACCTACACCACCATCAATCTGAACAGATGCACTTGTAGTACTTGTAGCCTCTGTAATATCATTAAATGTTGCCTTACCATCCACATCTAATGTATCGTTAAGATCAGTAGCACCATCAACTTGTAACGTATCCCTAAGTCTTGTGGCAAGATCCACATCTAGTGTATTATTAAGTGTTGTAGCACCATCTACATTCAAAGTGCCATCAAGTTGCTGATTGCCATCAACATTTAACTCAGAATCAAAATCAACATTACCTGTAACATGAAGTTCTCCAGTTACATCTAATTCTTTATCTGGAAGAGCATTTTTAATACCAACCTTAGTCATCCTATAGATTGGACTATTAATATCACCAGCAGTCTGATATCCCCACAAATCACTAGTCTGTATTCTAGCAATATCAGTAGGATTATCTGGATCAGGTATAGCAACTACTGTATCAGTACCTATTCCAAGACTATTAGTTTGTACAAAATTAATAGTAGAAAATGTTTGAGCAGTTCCAACAGTTGGAAGATAATTACCTTCATCCTGAACATATATTCCCTCCATCGCAATCGGAGATGCTTCTGCCCATCTTATACCTTCACCATCCCTCTTTAAATAATATCCATTAAAACCAACAGAATCAGCAGAGTCATAAATGTTTCTATCAATTTTTATACTACCAGCAGCAACCATTTTTAGTGCTCCATGACTAGCACTATAACTTGGGAAATTGAGAGGATCTGTAGTTCCTATTCCAACAGTACCATCACTTGATACTATAAAAGCTTTGTCTTCAGTTTCAAGAGGAAATCCAGGAATAGGAGTACCACTAGTATTAGGTCCTCCAACTTGGAATCTATGAATAGGAAAAGTATTAGCTATACCAACCCTACCAATACTATTTGCATCAGCAGATAATACAGTTCCTGCAATACCAACATCTAGTCTTTGTCTAACTAATGCAAATTCAGTATCTAATTTTCCTTCAATAAAGACATCATCTCTAAATGTAGCAACACCAATAAACTCTGAGTTCTTAAGAACCTTTAGAGTATCAACCTGTAGATCTTTAAATATTCCAGTGTCTCCATCAAAATCATAGTGAAGTTTTCCATAGATAAAAACATTTTCAAATATGGAATCACCATCATGTGCGTTTTGATTACCGTAATTCTGTGTCATATTATTTCTTAACCTGTTAAACTATTAACTGCAGTTTCAGCAGCTATACCTGCCACAGGACCACCATATGCAGTAGCAGCAGTTTTGGCAATAGAACCAAGACTAAAACCACCAATACCACCTGATGCATATCCTGCTGCTAATTTTCCAGCAAGAGTATTGGTTACAAAACTACCAGAAAATGCTGTGAACATATTACTTGTTCTAAGTAAATCACCAATATTACCACCTTTAGTAGTTACATGAACCTTATCACCAAAAATTACAACTTCATCAGTTGCACCTGGTTCTTCATATCCAATACGAACTTTACCACCCTGAATAACAATATCATCAGCATCAAGTGTAATTTGAGTACCTTTAATTAAAACAGCACCTTTAGAAGCAACAATATTAGCATCACCATTATGAACTGTTAATGCATAGGCATCCTTTGCCTTTCCTTCAGATGCTCCCTTAGCACCACACTCTACCTGTAGTGTTTTATCTGCATATTGACGTGATAAACCACTACCCTCATGAAGACTTTGATTATATTTTACACCATCTTTTGTAACTGAGCGTAGAATATACGCTGTTTTTCCAGCAGCACCTACAGCATCTGTACCAGATTCTATGAGAAATTGCTGATTTAATCCCTCTATTATACGATTCTCTTGGGCCATTATGAATCTCCAGGATTAGGGAAATCACCAACACAATCAATAGATTGAATAAGTTCTTGTTGAACTATTCTAGGTTGAGTACTCATAACAGGACGAAGAATAGCACCTACACCAGGATTTTTAATTATTAACTTAGGTATATAAGTATAAGGTTTTTGGCACTTAATATCAACACTATCAATTCTACCATCTTTAATATTAAGTTCTAAACATTCATCATTATCAATATAAGCAGAATCATAACCAACACCAGGATCTTCAACTATAATTTTATCAATATAAACTTCACCTACTTCTGCAGGAGAGTCAACTGGATAATTTTCACCTTCACTAGTGATAATAATATCAGTAATTTGTCCATAAGTAGGAGAATTTATATTTTTATCAATAATCGCCTTACCAAAAGCACCTTTTCCTTGATTACAATTATCAGTAAATGAAACATATGGTGCTTCAGTATATCCTTCACCTGGATCATCCAACTTAACACCAACAATACTTCCAGTTCTTCTAATATCACCATATAAATCTTCTGGATCGATTTTATCTATAAATTTACCAAGAAGAACCTTTCCTGCACCACCTACACCATTTCCACCAAATAATGATATTTTAGGTGCACCACACTTAAATATATTTCCTGCATAACATTCAGCATCGAGATTAGTATCAGCATCGCCAACCTTAGAACCAAACACTTCCCATTTACCATATTTTTCTTCAAATTTATTTACTTGTTTTGTAATTCCAGAAATAGGTCCACCTTCACCTGGAATTAATGTATCAATTAAACCATCTTTCTCTATTTTGTCAAAAGCCTTATTTGCAGATCTAAAGGCACCTTTCATAAAACCTTGTTGCTCATTAGTTCCTTTTGGTTTTTCAGAGGTTCCATCAATAATATAATTATCAGTAGCAGGACAATCTTTTTTAGAATCTGAGCAATTAAAGAAATTACCAATCTTCTTCATTATATTAACTCCCTTACTAAGTAAACCTTTAATTTTCATCGCACCACCCATTAGTTTACTTAATGGACCTGTAAAAGGAGAAACAAACCCATCAATCATCGAAGTTATCTTATTAGTTATTGCACCTACAAATGATTGAGCAGCACAAGCAACACCATTCAATACATTCTTTGCCATACCAGTTAGCATATCAGTGATAGTATCTTTTAATGCATTTGTAACTTTATTTGCTAGACAACCAACTGCATCAAATATTTTCTTAATCGGTCCTATCAAACCTTTCTGCCATCCAACAACTGCTTTCAATGCTTTATTAAATTTAGGAATTGCATTAAATATTTTCGATGCACCCATATCTAATCCATTACTCACCCACGAAGTTAATCCATCAGAAAGTGCATTTGACATTTGCCCAACAAATTTCTTTGCTTTACCACTAATTAATTTGGTTACTCCTTTAATTTCTCCAGCAATATCAATATTTTGAGCTCTAGATATTAAATTTATAAAATTATCTAAAGTTGTTTCTACATCACTAAAGAAATTGTTTTTACAAGGATTTGCCTTAATAACTTTTGTACCTGTAGTATCACTATCACTTGATACACCATCACCTTTACCATCACCATTACCATTACCATTACCGTTCTTATTCCAATTAGGATTGTTATTTTTATATTGTTCCCATCTTTCATTATCAGTAAATGCACCTGATTTAGCTGCTGGACTATTCTTAGTCTTATTCAACCATTTTATCTTTGCATCTGTCTCTGCCTCAGATTCTCCAATTGCCTGTTCAAAAAAGTTTTTATTATTAAAATATAAATCTAACTTTTCACTATCAAAATCATTTATGTCCGTATTAGTATATGCATTTACACCTCCCAATTCCGTAGAATAATTATCTGTAAGACTTTTGATTTGTTTTTCCCACCCTTTAGGATTAATCTCTATAAGATTAGTATATGCTTTAATTTGAAACTCCGATAATTTGTCTGGTGGAGCAGCAATACCATTTCCATCACCCTCTTCAGCAGTAACACCCATCAATAAAGTTGTTGTCCCACCCTCAGTAGCACCACCGTCAGTATCTTGATAAACGTTACCTTGTTCGTCTTGTCTAAAACTTGAAGTCATGTTATTTCTATCCGTACTTTATTTATTAGAGGTATTAATACATAGTAAATGCTTCATCAAGTTCTTCTTGAGTTGCGTTCATTGCATCTTCCCATGCAGCTTCATCAAAGGGATCTTCCCATTTACCTTTATCTGCATTATATTCTTGGTTATCATATCTTTGACATTCTCTTCCAATCTTATATTGAACTTCTTTTACTTCAGATTCATCAGCACCATCAGAAGTTCCTAATGCAACCTCTTTTGAATTACTTATATTTAAATCTCTATCAACTTTACTATAGACAAATCTTGATTTATTAATATTACGTTCTGCCTTTAATTCTTCCATTATAGGCGAATCTGGTCTTACTCTTGTAATACCATTCTTATCAGTATAATAATCCTTTTCTTCTGCTTTCCTTCTCTTCTCAGCAGACAATCTTCGTATATCATTTATAGTTCTTGAAGGAGTATCACTATTAACAAATTCTTCACCTACTTTTGTCAATGGTGTTTTTGGTTCTGGTATTACACCATCAACTGGTTCCTTCTCAGTACTTATACCTTGTTGTTCTAAACTATCATCTGGAGATTTTCTTTCATCATTGCCAGGTCCTTTAGATGGACCTCCCAATGTAGGAGTATCTACTTGACCATTACCACTAAATTCTTGTGTACCTGTTATACCAGTTGGATCTATAGTTGCATCAAATCCACTCTCTATAGCAAATTTACCCTCAATTTCACTTATCTTTTGATTTCTACCAAAAGCAGATAAAATAACTGGAAACCCTTTATTGGGTGCTAAAAAAGCACCAAGAACCATATCACCAGGAGATAATCTTATAGTTGCAAATCTACCTGCAGCACCTGTTCCACCAGTTGTTGGAATTAATGCAACTGCAGTATGAACATCTATATCTGGAACATCATCATTCTCAGAATATTCTCCTATAATACGAACCTTATATCTCCATCCCCAATATTCTTCTCCACCTGCACCAGAAAGTTGAGCCTTCTGAGCATCAAAATTTACTATCTTTCCAATCCAAAAAGATATATCTTTACCAAAAAATGTCTTCTTTAATGCCATATCTATTTGTTATTAACGTATAGTCCGTAAGTATCACGAGCAAGAGTCATAGAAGTATATGATCTAGTAGTATCAAAATGATGACACAAATGTAATATCAAGTATTTACCACTTTGCTGTTCATCCAATGCACCCAACTCTTTAAAATCACCTTGTCTTTCAATTTCACATCTAATTACATTCCCTGCTCTTAATTTTAAATTACATGGGACTTGTATCTCCATTAACTGAGAATGAAGAAGATTATACCTCATAGGAGATTTTGCTTGCCATGCTCTTGGATCATTATTTGGATTAATATCAGTAGGATTTAAACTACCAATATCTAAAACATGATAGTTAGTTGTACTATATGATTTAGGTTTTAATTTATTAGTATAAGGAACTCTTTTACCTAAAGTTTGTTTAGGTGGATTTGTTTTAATAGAATATATACTATCTTCTACTTCCAAAGTATGTGGATTAAAAAATACATTACGAGAATTAGTCCACTTTAAGGCATCTTCAATATTTTGATCCTTAATAACATTTGGTGGTAACAAAATTCTAAAGTCATTTTCATCATTATCTAAGTTTGATTTTAAACCACCATTATAAGTATAGGTTTCAACTGCATCTTGAGATATCAAAGTGTCAATAGATTTAAAATTAAATCCATCCTGCGTTTCATAAAAGAAAAATCCAGGATCTCCACCATTCTTAGGAATAGATCTTCTACATAAATCAGTTATTAAGTCTAATCCACCAGTCGCAGCAGAAATAAATTTATAATTATTCTGAGTATCTTCTATATCTGTCTTTGATGCTGGTATATTTAAATCATTTAAGATTGACTTAACAGTAGCACTAATAGTAGGACCTTCATACTTTTTACAATCATTTTTAATATCTAAATTTTCGTATGTGGAATTAGATTTTAATGGAAGAAATACTGATTGTCGATTTGCTTCTTGTGCAATAGTTGGTACACCATTTACTGTAAATGGATTTTTTGAGAAATCTAAAGTACCAGATTTAGATGCTATTTTTACAATTAATTTTTCATATCCAGTAAGAGGTAATGAAGATTTAATACTTCCCTTTCTTTGCTGCTTATCTTGCTGTGATGATGCATCAATAGATGAACCAGCATCAAAAAATATTAAACTACCAGTTACTTCAGGAGAATAAACACTTTCATAATAATCAAAACTTGTAGTTTTTCCTTTTATATCTGCACCTCTACCAGGTTCTTTTTGAATGAACATCTTTTCATATATTGATGCTCTTGCTGCACTTGCTGCCATTTATTATTCCTCCTATACTTCTACTTTTTGTGTTGCAATAATAACAGTGGTATCACCATCCTTACCACCATTATTTAATGATTGAAGATCATTATTTTTATTCACTGGAGTAATACCCCCATTATAAGGTATCATCTCCAACATATCTTCATGTATCCCGTTATAGAGACTAAAATCCCTCAAAAATTCCCACTCAGCTTTTTTATTATTAGACTTTTTTCTTACACTACCATTTTGGTCAATATAATATTTAGCTCTGGCTTCATTAAGTAATGTATTAGTCTTTGGATCATCTTTATCTACAGTATCAAAACTCTTTTCCAGTTCTTCCCAAACACTGTCTTTATCCTTATCCTTTATATTAGAATCTATATCTGTATTGCGTAGTTTTCCGTCCTTATTGATAATTGGACTAAGTTTTTTCTGTATATCATCAGATATATTTTTTAATTGATTAAATTTATTTTTTATATCTTCAGCATCAATTTTCTCAACCCCCTCTTTAATTTTTTTCCGTAACCCCTTACTATTATCCCAAACACTAACTAAACCTTTACCAAAACCTACAAATATATCTGCAATTTTATTAAAGACAGGTGCATTATCTTCATAGAAATTCTTTAAAGTTTCAACAAGACCTTCCAATGCATTTACAAATATTCCACCTATAATAATTCCAAAAAGACTTTTTGCTTTACCAAATATACCTCCTTCAGAATTTATCTTTTTCTTTTTATTTGGTGCTTTCTTAGATGGTGGAGTAGATTCTAAAGATGTCTCTTTCATTGATATTGCTTGTAATTTTATTGCATCTTCTCTTAATTTATCATTATCTTTTTTAATTTTAGATATCTTCTTACTACTACTAAGAAGAACACTCTTAATATTAGTTACAGTTAATCTTAGTTGTTTTACTTCAGTTTTCATTATGCACAAATACCATGTAATTCTGGTGTCTTAGTCATATAAGAATTCATAGGATTAACTGAAGAAACATAAGTAACCTCAGTTGATTCTGGTAATGCCATCTGTTTTGTAGATGGTTGTTTCTTAATAGTACCCAAATCCATTTCAATTAGATTTACCTTGGATTTTGAAAAATTAGATATATCATCTACAAATTTAGGAACATTATGATTTGCTACTATATTTGCTTTTTGTCCAAAATAAGCTAATTCTGGTCCACGTTCACCAACCAATGTCAAACCAAGAGTTTCTCCACCCATTGCCTTCTCTTTAACTTCTTCCATCGCTTCTACTCTTTCAATTTGTTCTTTAATTTCTGCTCTCATTCCTGATAAACCAAACTTAGTATTCGCCAATTGTTGTTTCAATAATCTAAGAGTTTCTTCTTTACCTAATGATGCTACACTAGCATCTACTCTCTTATCAGGTCCGCTTTTACCAAATAATGCTGGACCCCAAGCACCAAAAGAGAATAATAACGCACCAATTCCAAGAGGACTTGCTAAAAGTTTAGCGATAGTAAGAAGTCCACTAACTGCTCCAACAGCTCCAAGTAATTTACCACCAACAAATAAGGCACCAGCAGCTATTAAAATCTTATCAAAATTTTCCATTGTCCATTGAAATATTTCTTTCAACTTTGCTCTATTCTCATCACTCTTTAACCATTCAAATGCTGCATTAATAGCAATACCTGCACCAAGAAGTTTAACTACTTGAATAAGTTTACCTAAATTAAAAGTATTTGCTATACCAGAACCAACCTTACGTATTCCTGAACTTACGCTTTTACCTATACCCTTTATTCCTTCTAGTCCCTTTTCAGCAAGACTCTTTCTCATCATATCTTTTTGTTTTTTCAATCTTTTAGTATCTTCCTTTTCTTCAGCAATTCTATTTGCAAAATCCAATGCTAATGCATTACCTATATCTTTAAGAACACTGTTTGTTTCTTGTATCTGTTCCTTTACACCCTCAAGAAGTGGATCTTTTACTGGTTTTAAACTTTCACCAATGGCAATTCTTTGTGCTTGTAGAACCTTTTTGATTAAAGTAATTTTCTTAGCATTAGCAGCAACTTTTTTTGACAAAGCACTTCCTGCTGCAAAAGCAGAACCCATAAATTTAGCAGGGTTTACTTTTGGATTATTATTCTTATCGTCTGAGGTTGTTACGTTAGCCACTTTGTTGTGCTTTCAGATTTTCTTCTTCAATATATTGTTGTAATAAAGTAATATAGATTTCTCGTTCCCAAGGAATCATATTTTCAATCTCTGTTAATGAATATTTATGGTGTTGAACTAAAGCAAAATTTACCTTATAGTATGACTCAAGATTAGTATGAGCCATACTCAAGTGAAAAAACTTGCTAGTCCCTCCAATATCACTTCAGATTCAACTCCAGTTGCTGGATTTGTTACTTTAACTTTATGAGAAAGTTTAGGCATTGTCTCAAAAAACTTTTCAACAGATTTAAATTGTTTACTATTTAACTGTTCAATAAATTCTTCTAGTTCTTGTTGTGTAGAATCAGAAGCATCCCAACTTTCTTCATTATCATAAATCATATCAATACATGATGTAATCATACTCAATGATTTATTTACATCACTTTCTTTATCAGATTCAAAATTATTATCAATAAATTCAACTATTGATGGATATTTAAGTTTCATAGAATATTGATTATCAAGTTTAATAATATTCTTATGCCCTTTAGTTTTTTGAACTTTAATAGAATCAATATTAATTTCCATCTGGACTGATGTTTTATTATCATCAGGGCAAGTCACATTCACTTCAACTGTTTCTCCAACAGATTTTGCACGAACATTCAAGAACAAATATTCAATATCAAAAGTAGAAAGTTTAGAAACATCTACTCCTTTTGTGATAATACAATCACTTAATATTTGAACAATAGCATTTGTTATTTCTTCATTATTTTCACTCTCCAATGCCATAATAAGAATCTTCTCTTCTCTTACAAGAAAAGGACGATATTTAATTTTCTTATTATTAGAGGGTAAAATCAACTCATAAGTTGGAGTATTAATCTTTGGTAATGGCATAATGTTTTCACACTTCAGTAATTTTATTTATAGGGGTAATTTTAACTATTTTAATGGCATTATAGATTTAAATGATCCACCACCTCTTGTTACAACATATCTATCATAATTAAAGGTAACTGTTACTTTCAAAAGATCTGCTGCTCCATAAGTAACAGGTAAAGATGTAATAGATTTTGGAAAAGCATTCTTAAATTGATACATCAAAGTTCTTTGAAAATTCTTTTCAAACTTAGTAATTGTCATTGTATTAACTTTATAATCATCTGGATATCTAAATCTTCTATAAAAATTCTTAGCTTGTGGATTAATAGTTGCACCACTAGAAATATATTCCATCCATCCCTCAAAAATATTCAATGTATTATAATCCTCATCAACATAAAAAGTAAAATCAATATCAGTATATAAACGAGTATGAGCAAACTCTTGAGGAATACCCATAAAATTATCCTTTACTTCTCCTGTTGCAAAAGCACTTGCTGGTAATGATGCTTCCGAACATAATATACCCAAATCTCTAGATAAGAAATTTTTAGCAGAATCAATTCCTAAATTTGAAAGATAATCAGTTATTGTCTTATTCAAAGATGAAAAGTTAACTTGATATTGATTCGATAACGACAGCTTGCCAAGTTTCTGCTTGACTTCTGACATCGTTATTCTTTGTACTATACCCTTTGCCACTCTAAATACCTTACGAGTCTTATATTATTTCTATTTAGATGGCTTATAAAGGAAAATTCAGACCAAGCGTTCCTAAGAAGTATAAAGGTGATTATACTAATATAATATACCGTTCTTTATGGGAACTAAAGTTCATGAAATATTGTGATAGTAATAAAAATATTTTAGAATGGGGAAGTGAAGAATTCTTTATTCCTTATTTGTCTCCCATAGATAATCGTGCTCATAGATACTTTCCAGACTTCTATATTAAGGTACGAGAAAATAATGGACAGGTTAAAAAATATGTAATTGAAATCAAACCAAAGAAACAATGTATAGAACCAAAAGTACAAAAAATAAAAACTAAATCATACATTCGTGAGGTATGTGAGTATGCAAAGAATCAAGCAAAATGGGAAGCAGCAACAGAATATTGTAAAGATCGTAAATTAGAATTTAAAGTGTTAACAGAGAACGAACTAGGTATTAAGTAATGGATAGAATCGCAGAAATATCAGATAACTTAATTGGAGTTGAAAGTCCTGATGATTTAATGTTAGAAATACTAGAAGCACTACCAGAAGCAGAAGGAGCTCCTGAGGCAGGTAACTATTATACTTTTGTATATCAACCAAAAACACCTGGTATTAGATATGATGAATTTCCATTGGTTGCAGTCACAGATGTATTTAATTGGGGGTTCAAAGGATTAAATTTTCATTGGGGAAATGTAAGACAATATACATGGCAAGAAATGATTGGGAACTTACATATTGTATCTTCAAATGAGATAGAATCCTTAAGGGGAATACCTTATGGAAAAATACGTCTAAATAACTAATAATTACTAGAATAAGTCAATATAATGGCAATATTTACTTTATCTGCTCTTGCACTATTAGGGGGTACTGCATATGCTCATCAGGCAGGATGGTTTGGCGACACCTCTAAAAAACCAGGTGATAAAGAATATGGTTTGTTAGGGCAGAAAGATAATAATAATGGTGATACTGTAGTAATAGAAGATGTAACTGAAAAAGATAAAACAGATATTAAAAATGAAAATGAGTTAACAGAATTTCTTGAAAAATCTGGAAATTGGAAAAAAGAAGATAAGGATGGTGGAACAGTACTTAGAAAGACAGACAAAAATAACAGTAAATGGACTTCTTCAACATCATATAATATTAAAAAACCCTTCTATACAAGAGGTGGTATATTAAGATATCCGTTAGAAGCAATGACAGAATCAACGGACTATCTACAAATTGATATTAGAAAATATGAGCCAGTTAAAGAAAGAAATGACACTTTTGCAACTATACCTGGTAATAGAAGAACTAGACGTAAATCAAATGTTCCTGGTGGATTAACTAATCATTCATTAGTTAATAAGGGAACTGTTTTATTGCAAATACCAGCAAATATTCAAGATGGTAACTCAACATCTTATGGTGAGTCTAAACTGAATACTGTAGTAGGTGCTGCACTAGGTGGTGGTGTAGATTTGATGGAAGGTATGGGTTCTGCTCTTGGTGGTGAAGGAACTACCGAACAAAAGGTTACCAACGCTCTGGCAGCAGGATCAGGAGCTCTTCAAGATGCTTTTAACAAATCTGGTGTTACTTCTGATGCAGCAAGATCATTAATTACTAAAAAATTAGCAACAAGTGCAGCAAGTATATTTGGGCAAAACGTATCAGTTAATCAACTATTAGCCAGAGAAAGTGGACAAATATTTAATCCAAATATGGAGTTGTTATTCAACGGTCCTACCCTAAGAAACTTTAGGTTCTCATTTAAAATGATGCCAAGAAGTCAAGATGAAGCAGAACAAATAAAATTAATTATTAGAAGTTTTAAAATGAATATGGCACCTAAAGTAACTACTACAACTAATGTTGGTACTTCATTATTCCTAGATACACCTAGCGTATTTGAACTAAGATATAAATCAGGAAGAAGAAATCATCCATTCTTACATAAATTTAAACAATGCTTCTTAACTGATATTTCAGTTAATTATACAGCAGAAGGAGTATATGCAACATATGAAAATAAAGAACCAATTTCTATGATTATGGATTTAACATTCAAAGAACTTGAACCAGTCTATGATATTGATTATCTTGATGATAGCGGTTCTGATAGAGACACTACAGTAGGATACTAATGGCATACTTTAAAGAATTACCAAACATATTATATCAATCATTCTTAAAATCCAAAAATTCTTCTTTGGATTATGTTGAAGTAAAAAATTTATTTCGTAGAGTAAAACTAAGAGATGATTTACAAAATGTTTTCACTATGTTTGATAAGTATGAAATACCTATAGGATTTCGTCCAGAAAATGTAGCAGAAGATTACTATGGTAATGATGAATTAGATTGGGTTGTTTTAATGACTGCCAATATAGTTCACATGAGAAATGATTGGCCTTTAAGTGATCAGGAATTATATGAGTTTGCACTTAATAAATATGGTTCTGAAGGGGGATTATCCGAAACTCATCATTATGAAACAAAAGAAATTAAAGATAGTAGAGGACATGTAATTTTACCAGAAGGTAAAGTTGTTCAATCTGATTTTACAGTAACATACTGGAATAGTATAGATGGAGAAACAGGATCTTATGTAACTCCTTCTACTACTGATACTAGAACAGGAATTGCAAATTATGTCTATGAAACACGTTTAAATAATGAAAAAAGAAGCATTTATTTACTTAAGAGAGAATATCTACAAGATTTCTTAAATGACTTTAGAGATATAATGGTATATGGTAGATCGTCTCAATTCGTAGATGATGAATTAATAAGAACGGAAAATACTAATATTACAATGCCATAAAAAAAGGGGTTCGTTAGAACCCCTTTCTTGTGTTATTCAGCAGCGAGTTTCGCAAAATACGAAAGTGCTTCATCATCGTCATCCGTGCTAGACGGAGTAGGTGTTGATGTAACAGCAGCAGTTACTAACTGTTCTGCTTCACCTCTATCATTATCTTCATCAATAGTCTCTACATCTTGAGTGACTTTCTTGTTACCAAGAACATAACTTAGACGAGTCTTAAGTTCATCATATGACTTAAACTGATCGTTAGCAACAAGTTCTGCAAGAGAGTTCTCTTTCTTCCAGAGTGCTTCTAGTGCATCATCGTCATCCAATAATGGAGTAACAGCAGTGAACTCAGAAGAATCATAGTTACGATAACCAGCAACGTTCTTTGCCTTCAACTTGAAGTTAGCACCTTGCCAGAAATCAAATGGATCAATTGCTTCCTCATCCTCAAACTCAGGTTGCATTGCTGCAGTTAGTTTGTCAAAGATTTTCTTCCCATACTTGTATAAGAATACTTTACCTTCGTTCTCAGGATTAGCAGGATCCTTTACAACATAGATGTTACTGATGTATGTAAGTTTACGTTTCTGCTTACGTGCAGTCTCTTTACCTGCATCTGTTCCATTGTTCCATAGAGTAGTATTGTACTCAGAAACTGGATCTTTCTGCCCTAAAGTAGTAAGGGAGTTTTCGATGTACCAACCACCAGGACCTTGGAAGGCATGGGAGTATAGTTTTACGAATGGTAGATCCTCACCATCTGGTGCAGGAAGGAAACGGATAACGGCATAACCATTACCACCTTTATCACATTCTAATTTCCAAAGACGGTCATCACCTTGACCACCATTGTTATTCATTTTTTCGACTTCTTTCACAAGTTTTTGTGTAAGAGAGCCTAGTTTTGATTGCTTTTTAAGATTAGCAAACGACATAGATTACCTCGGATTAATTTGGATTTAATTGGATTTGGTTTTATTATAGCAAAGATATTCACTATAGTCAATACTTAGTAGTATTCCTTATATTTATGCACCAAAGAATATGATGAATTCTTAAAATCAGGAGTTAAGTGAGTCTCAGTAAGTATAGTATTAACACTATATTTTTTACCACAAATAAAATAAGCTACTTGCATAAAAACATCACACCAACCAAATTGATATTCCATATTTTCAAGAATCATATCAAAATCATCATCAAAAAAATCATATATCTTATGATAATTATCTAAGAAGGTTTTAGCATTAAATACACTTCCACCACCAGCACCATACCAATCAACATTTGGAACAATATCATATTTTTTACTTATCCACTCTAAAAGTTTAGGGTTAAGTTTATTATCTTCAGGATAATAATGCCCTGCACATTCCCATTCTGGATTAATTATCACTTCACCTTGGGTAAGAACATCATCTTCCATTAAAATAATATGAGAACAACCACGTTTAACAACATGTTTACATGCTTCTCTAAAATAATGTATCCATCCAAGAGCTTCAAGTTTAGACATACCATATATTCCATCAGGATGTCCATGCAGTCGATTAGGATGGCAATTTAAATATGAATGAATATAATTTAAATCATAATATTTTGCCAATTCAGAATAATCAAAACCTCTATCTGAAATAAGAGTATATGGATTATTTGGATGATATTTTCTAAATTCTTTTACAGTATGTTCTGTTGCCTCTTTATGCTTCCAAGCTATGTGTATACAACCAAAATTCATAATAATAACTCCTAATTAACATCTGTATATTGTGCTCTATATCTTACCTCGGCAGAAGAACTTATATCTGTCATATAATAAAGAGCAACACTTTTTCTCAATTTTCCATCTGGTAGATTTATAGGTTCTGGAAACCCATGCCAAGAATGTTGTGTTGTATCAAACAAAACAGCCCTATTAAAAATAGGTTCAACCTCCTTTATTAAATTCAATGGTTTTTTATTCTTATCATCATGAGACCAAAATTGAAGACTACCACCCCAATCAGAATCATAATCTTCTTCAAGATAGATTATAAGATTTAACTTTCTCTGAAGATTTAATTTAGGATGAATAGAATAATCTAAATGAACAGCAAGACTTCCACCATCACCACTCATATGCCATCCACCACCATGTAACCCAATATCAGGATAAAGTGGTGATATACCAGTAACGTCAGAAAGTTTAGAAATAAAATCTACGGATAATAAGTTAGAAAATGTACTATAAGTTAATGGTGGAAATCTATCCCATCTATTACAAGTTCTTTTTTCACCAATCCATCCATTATAATGTATAATCTCTTCAGTAGGATTATTATAATCAATAAATTGAGAACTTAATGTTATAGCATCATTAACATCTAAAAAATCGTCCATGATCCAATGATCAAAAGGACGATTATCAAATTCAATTTTATCAAAATTAAACAACATTTTCAATCACAAATTCATAAAAAAACTATTAATAGTCAACAACTTCTTTAAGTTTATCAATTGTTTTTGTCATAGCATCAAATAGAATTTGCATTTCAGTTCCTGCAGGAAACCCCATCAACTGAATTGATTTTTCTAATTGTTCTTTCATTCTAAGAGCATCTGGATCATCTGATAAAGATAATCTAGTGTACATAACTTTTTGCTTATCTAAAAGATTATTCAACATATTAACATGTTCTATTTGCTCTTCACGTTCCATGCTACCAAAAGTTAGCATACTACCGTAAACAGTTTCCTGTAGTTCATTGATTTCAGTTAATTCATTTCGAATAATTTCAGATTCGAAAAACTTACTCATTCACCCTCCGTAGTTTCAGTTGATTCTACTTCACCACCATCAACTGGTGCTTCTTCTTCAACTTTACTACCTTCAATTTGTGTAAGAACATCAATTGCACCTTGAAGTCTTAACAAGGTATTACGACCAACTTCAAGTTGTTCTTGAACTTGAGTCAATTGATTTTGTAAGTTCTTAAGCACTTCAGCATTGTCAAGAGCCATTACTAATAACCTCCTTTAGAATTTTTTTGTAGTTGTATACGTTAATATTTATGAAGGGAATATATTTTTTAATTTTGAGACTTACGGTTTCCCATACAGGATCTGTAAGTTTCTTATCGAAATCTCTTACGAAAGAAAAAACTTTTTCCATAATCGTAAGTGTTTCTAGCGAAATCTCTCCACCCAGATATTTTTTTAGGATAACTGGATGTCCCTTCGAGCAATCGAATACTGTTTCTAATTCGTTCTCTGAGAGCAATTTCCCTGACTGTTCCTTGAATAAGTACGTCAAACTCTGTTTCCGTCTCATCCAGTCGGCGTAATTTCTTTCGCCAGAATTGATAATTTCTCCAATCCATAAGTTTTGTGGGTTGTCTGCAATTACAAAATTTGATAATAGAAAATCCAATACTTGTTGATCAGAATATTTTCTAGATGTTTTTTCAAACCAATACTTATCCTTTCTTTTATTAAAGGATGTCATGGTTGCCCTTGACTTACCACCATACTTAAAAAAGTCAAATTTAGGATTAGTAAAATGACTTTTCATTGATAAGTATGTTCGATAGGTTTCAAATGGAGTCACTTTCATTTCTTCTCATCTCTAGAACCAAAGAAGCTAGAAATGCAGTATCTTCCATAACCATCATAATAATCAGAGTCTGCTATGGACACTTTTTTAACTCCATGTGAAACCCAACTTGGCATAATTATAATCGAATTATTTTCACATGTCAACTCATAATTATATTTTGGAAACTCTAACTCACCACCAGTAAATTTTTTTGGTTCTTTATAAAAATAAGAAAATGCCAGAAAATGAAATATTCTATCTGTATGTGTATCGTAACGATCACCATCAT